AGGGTCTAATGTAGTTCCTGTATTATTGTAAGTTTGCTCTGTAATTTCGCCAGTTAAAACAATATCATCAACAGTTTTATTGGTTAGTGTTTGTGTGTTTGATGAAGTTGTATTATTTGCGTCATAGGCCTGTACTGTAGAACCAATGTCAGCATCTTTAAGAATTGTTGCATCAGCAGGTTCTTTACCGTCTATTTGAGTTTGAATAGAAGATGTAACGCCATCAACATAATTAAGCTCAGTAGAAGTAGCGGTTACACCTAAATCACTTAGGCTTTCTACTTTAGCGTTTAACTGAGTCTGTGCGTCAGATGAAAGGTTAGATGTATAGTTTAGCGTAGTGGCTGTGCCAGTGTAGTCACTGATCTGACTGACTGTCACCGAAGTCGCAACAGGAGCTACACTAACCCACGCTGCGCCGTCATAGACCTTCATCGCGTTTGCGGTAGTGTTGAAGTACAAAGCACCTGTTATTAGTGCGTCACCATCGTTGTCTAGCGTAGGGTCAGAGGATTTCTGTCCAAGATAGCGGTCATCAAAGTTATCGTAGCTTGTTGCTGCTTCGCTTGCTGAGCTTGCTGAGGCGCTTGCCGAAGTAGCTGCGTTAGCCTCAGAAGTAGACGCTGCGCTTGCGGAGCTTGCCGCAGCAGTCGCACTGTTAGCCGCAGCCGTAGCGCTATCAGCCGCAGAAGTAGCAGAGCCAAGAATAGAGTCAGTATAGGATTTAGTCGCTACATCCTGAGCCGCTGTGGGGTCGCCTGCTCCGGTTATCTTGTTAGTCCCCATTGCGATAGCACCTGACATTGTACCGCCTGTCAGATTTAGCTTAGTCGCGTCCTGAGTGTCTACATAGTTCTTAGTCGCTGCGTCCTGTGCAGCAGTAGGGTCGCCCAATCCTGTAATCTTTGACGTACCCATAGCTATCGCACCCGTCATCGTGCCACCCGCTAGAGGCAGCTTAGTCGCGATAGAGGTTGTTACTGTAGATGAGAAGTTAGCGTCATCGCCTAGTGCGGCGGCTAGTTCGTTCAACGTATCTAATGCGGCAGGAGCAGAGTCAATGACAGCGGCTACGGAAGTATCAACGTAGTCCTTGTTAGCTGCGTCTGTACCTGCGGTTGGTGTGGAAACGTTGACAAGTTTAGTAGCTGTGAAGTCGGCAGTGCCATTAACCACGAGGTTGTTGAGTGTGGTAGTTCCTGTGGAGGCTGTGACGTTACCTGTAACATCGCCCGTCAAATTACCTGTGACGTTGCCTGTTACGTTACCTGTTACATTGCCTGTAACATTACCCGTCAAGCCGCCAACAAAGCCTGTAGAGGCTGTGACTGTTGTGCCTGTAATAGCTAATGGTGTAGTCCCACCAATAACAACACCGTTGATTGTGCCGCCCGTTAGAACTGCATTGCTAGATGCAAAAGTACCGTTAGCGGTTAGAGTGCCGGTAACGGTAGCTGTGGCTGTAGTAATCGTTGATGGGTTAGTACCCAACTCTACAATCTGTGTAGACGCATTCTCTGTGAAGATGCGTTTGTCTGTGACGTTGACAGCGAGTTCGCCTTGAACCAAGTCACTCGTAGTCGGGACGGCTGAGGCGGTAGAGCTGTTCTTGGTTACTATGACTGTCATTTTGAATTCCTGTTAGTTACCACTTCGTTTTGTGCGACCAATATCTCGCAGACAGTTTAGAAGGGTTAGAGTCCTGCGCGTTATGTCGCGCATAGTATGACTTCTTTCGGGCTTTGTCTTTGGCGGTGGTTGGATTCTTTCCCGCTCCTTTTACGCCCTGTTGACCAAACCGTATGGTCTTAACTTCATCTCCTACCTTAGCCAATACGACATGGCTTTTAGTGGGATGGTTGGGGGTGCGTTTAGGTTTGTTAAAACCGCTAACGCCTAGCTTCTGTATTCTTGGGTCTTTCATAAGATAAGGGGGCAGGTTTCCCTACCCCCATCTCCATTTAGTCGTCTTAGCCGTTTACAGCAAGAACGAAACCGCTGTCAGGGCGGTATGCCTTAACACCGTACAGAGTGTCAGCAGTGTACAGAGTACCGAGGAACTCTTGCTTGTACTGAGTCTGCGAACGAACACCTACTTGCTCCGCGAGGATCATAGTGTCCTGATGGATAAGCATTGCTGCCTTAACATCGCCACCCGCTGTGTTATCAGCAGCAGCCTCGATGACAGGGCAGTTAGAAGTAACGTATACGTCAATGCCGTACAGGCTACCGATCTTACCGTTTGCAACAGGCTGACCGCTTACGAAATCAGATGATACATAACGGTCAATACCCATGATGGCATTACGCAGTGAAGGAGGAATAACAAAGCAACGGTTGTCCATAGGAACGTCCGCGTCATCCTGCTTCTGAATCAACGCACGGAATGCAGCGTCAGTAAATACGTCAGCAGCAGCAACAGTGTCAGCAGCGTAAGCAGTCAGACCTGTAGATGCGTCATTGTAGAAGACAGCAGAGTTAGTCCAATCAGAACCATCGCCATCACCGAGTGACTTACCAAGAGCAAACAGATCGTTGTCAATCTGACGAGCAAGAGCGTAACCCGCGTCACCTGTGTAGAAGTTACGGAGTGAAGCAAGAGCCTGCACTTCAGTAATATCTTCGATAATGCGTGAATACTCGTAGTGCTTGTCAATGACGATCTGTACTTCTGACTCTGTGTCGTTCTGTACAGTTACCGCAGTGTTTTCTGCTTTAGCGTAAGCAGCGCCACGGATAGGAGCAGGAACGTGAATCGTGTCACCTTTCTTGCCGCTCATTGTCATTTTCTTTACAAGGTTCGCGAGGATGAGGTTCTTCTCATACGCGGCGCGAATCTCGTCACTCCAAATTTCAGGTACAAAAGTAGCTGCTGAAGTGTTGTCTACAAAACCGCCAGTGGCGGGAAAAGTTGAAGTTGCCATGATCTAATACCTATTAGTTACGTACGCGGCCTTCCTGATAGGCAAGCATTATCTCATTGGATAATGACTGATACCTTTTCGGGTCGTTCCGCATTAAGTCAATAATGTCGCTTCGGCGATAGATCTTCTTACTTGGGGCTTCAGTACTGCCTGAAGCTCCACCCGTTGAGGCTGCGTTCAATGCTTGCTTACGCTCTTTGCGTTCAACCTCTACAGTCTGACTAGCAACATTGCGAATCTCTTTCCATGTAGAGAAGAGTTCATCTGCTGCGTCATAGTTGTATTGGCTGTTCGCTTGCTCGTATAGCTGAGTTCTTACTTTGCTTCCTGTTACCCACTTTTGGAATTCAGGACTCAAAGCAATCTCTTTCAAGTCAGGATGTTTCTGCTGTAATGCAGAGAGAGTCTGACTTTGTTGCATCTGAACACCTAACTGCTCCAACTGTTTAATAGTTGGATGGTTTGCAATCTTGTGTTCTACAGCTTTGTCGGGGTCAGCGAAGTAGTCTATCTCCTCGGCCTCTTCCGGTTCAGTTGATTTTGTTTGCTTAAGAATGAAATCATCAACAACGCTTCTTAGCTTGCCCACTTCTTCGCCTTGCTGACCGATGCGAGACTCTGCCTCTTGGTGCATCTTGACCAACTCAGCGGGAGTTTTACCACGATACTGCTCGGGCAAATCATCCTCGGGCTGTGCGGCTACCTCTTGAGTTTCCTCTAAGACCGCTTCTGCATTCTGTGTTTCATCTACCTCTTGCGTAACTTCATCAATTAATTGTGCCACTATTTAACTCCATAACTAACAAGACCGATCTAGCTACCCCGAAATAGGACTATTGCTCGGCTACCTTGCGTTCTTGTTTTATCTTCTGCTCCCTGTCTCTTGCCCACTTCATCGTTGCGCCCGGAAACGCACCCGATATTGGATCAAGGACTACACGAGGTGCAGAGATAACCTTACTACTGTTTCCACCACAGTCGGGACAAGGACGGTCTTCGTCAGTCTTCACAAAAGCCTCATGTATGTGGCCTTCTTCACACTGAAAATCAAACACCTTCATTGCTACCCTCTTTCTGTAAATGGTCAACCGTAGATTCTAAATTAAGGATAAAAGAGAGAATGTTTAACTGTCCTTTACGGAAGTGTAAATCCTCATTGTCTTTTGTCGCCTCAACTGAATTTATTTGAAGAGCATTGGCACTTAGCTCTTTTATTAATTCTTTCCAACCGTCAGTCATAAACATGCCCTGAAGGTCGTCATAATACTTTTCTTCTTCTCTATCCATTCTTCGGTCGTCCCTTCTTCTTTGGCTCGATCAACGGTTTCTTCTCTAACGCCGTGATTCTTTTGTCTAGGCGCTCTAGGATGACGTTGATCTGCTCTACGACCGTTTGTAATTCTCTTTGACTTACCATTAAGATATGGCCTTTGCTGCGTCAAGGTTTAGCCTCTTCTCCTTCAAGGCTGTTTCTGCAACCTTGAGCCTTCTTTCAAACTCACGATCATCTGCGTCACCCACCTTGAGGTTAGAAGTGATAGCTTTGATCTGATCTGTCTCAAGTTCCACAGGAATGGCCTTAGTCTCTGCTGCGATCTTCTGCGCTCTAGCCTGAGACTCGGAAGCCTGACCGTTGAGTGCGTTAGTCTGAGACTGTTGGAACGCCAACTGTGCTTGCTGTGCAGCCTGTTGAGCTTGCTGTTGCTCAGGAGAAGGCTGTGAGGCTTGAGCAAGTGCTTGGATAAGTTCTTCTCTGTTCGAGAGATTCATGTTGTCTATGATGGACTGAATCAATGTCGGATACAGAGGCGAGTCCTGACCCATAGTCTGAAGCAGTTGTACCAACTGAGTAACCTCGTACTCTCTCGCGATAATCCCGAGAGAAGAAGACACCTCAAACTGATAATCCGCAACAGGGTAAATGTCAGGCTCAAACTGCATGTAGCGGTAAGCAGCCTTCTGTACGAACGGAATCAAGAAAGACTCTTGGAAGTTAATCAGCGTCCTCTTGTGGCGCTTAATGATCGCACCGAGAGACATTGAGATGCCTGCGGCTGTAGACTCGCCATTGATAGAACCCGGAATTCCCGCAGAGTCTATAGCGCCTGTGGCAGTCTGAACCATCTTCTGCAACTCACCTGCTTGCGCGAAGGTGATTTGGTTTACTTGTCCAAAGTTAAATGGCTGTAGAACCTCAGCAGGATTACCGTTAGTAAGAATGATCTTGCCTGCTTTGACTTCAGGTCTTGCGCCACGGGGTAGACGGGTAGCATCCATAGCCATCATCGGATGGACTGTGAGGGCTAGTGCGTCAATCCTTGCGCGAAGTTCTGCGTCCAAGGCTTTCTGTGAGTTGTAACCTTTCTCACAGACACCACGACCCCAAAAACGATTAGGGACAACATCCCACGGGAATGCAATGACCGGACGATCGTTCATCATGTACGGGTTCTTCTCCGCTTTCAGGAGAGTACCACCGTTCGCTATAACCACGATTGCCTCAACGTAGTAGGTCTTATCTTCGTCACTTGGTACTAGCTCTTCAACCTCTTCATATAGGTCGTCATTCTCAAGTAAGTGGCGGGGGACTAGACCATAATACTTGGTGAGACGAACCTTATCAGTAGGTTGCGTGGTAAGTTCGTGGTCTGCATCTAGGTCGATGTCAGGGTAAGCGTAGTTGAACGGTACATCCTTGTAGACTCCCTTTTCTTGCAGGAGTTCTACTTGGTGAGAAGATACGAATTCGTCAATAGCAACACCAATGGCTTCGTCTACACTTGTAGCCACGGGGTCAATTAGGAAGTTCTGTGGTTGGATGCTGCGGAGTTTACACACAGTCCTGTCGAACATCTCTACGCCGACTTCCTGTAGCTGTCCGTCCATTGTAGGACGAGAGGCAGGACGCATGTCCTTTTTCTCCTCAAGGACTAGCTCGGCAATACCTGTACCGTAGACAGCGGAGTTAATCAAACACTCTCCAACAGCCTTGCGGACTTTGTTCTTCTTGAAGTCTTTAGTCAGTTGGTCGCGAAGGTAGGCGACATCTGCTGTCTCTTGGTCGTCATCCTTAATATCAAAGAACTTGCCACGACCAAAGGTTGCTTCTTCAATCTCTGCAACGGAAGACTCTACTGCTTGTTGAAGGGCAGGGGATATGATCTGCGAGCGTTCTGAATCCCTGTTACGATCCTCAGAAGAGAAGATACCACGCCATAGACGGTAGTATTCATCGAACTTGTTTTCATAGTTCGACTCATAATGGTCGCGCCACTCACGGCACTTCTCCATAACCCAAGACTCTAGCGTCTCTTCTATGCCGAATTTATCTTCGTTGCTTTCTAGCATATTAATATCCCGAAACAGAATCTATGACTTCGTAGTCATCAATTTCAAAGTCATAAGCGTAGGACACAGTAGCCAACTGATCTATGTAGGCTAGTGCGTCCACCATGTCATCGTGTGTTAGAGCATCAGGGAATTGAAATATCTCGTCTAAGAATTGGACATTCCACTCACCTTTGTTTAAGGTACAGATGCCATTCTCAAACCTACCCTGTAATGCCCACATCACACGGTCTGTCTTCTTCTTGTTTCCGTGGGTTAATTCCTCAACACGGAAGAAACGCTGATATTTCCTCATAAGATCGGTAAGCGGAGACATCACAGCCTGACGGGCTATGCCTTTCTCTATACCGACTGAGACGGGTTCGTAGTCTCTAACAACCTGAAATATTTTCTGGGCAGTCTCATTCAACTCCCAGCGTCCGGCTATTATATCACAAACCCACCATCCATATTCGCCGACTTTTACTACAGCTATGGCAGTGTTGTCAAGTTTTTTATTTTTGGTCTTTTTTCCAACCTCTTCAAAGCCCGCGAGGTCAATGGCGACATAGTAGTCACCAGTAGTCGGCTCTTCCTCGTCAAACTTAATCCAGTCCTCTTTGAACATCTCAGAACCCCTAGCCTCGAAGGAGGCCATGAATTCCTGACGGAAGGCATAGGAGGACATCCCTGCTTTCGCAGCGTTAATCTCGTTTTCGTCTAGTAAGTCGTTGTCGTAGCTTGTAAAGTGCCATGCCTTAAACGTGGGGTCTGTGCCTAAACTGGCTTGCTTGTAGAGTTCATAGAAATGATTTCTACCCATTGGTGTCCCAATAAATAAGGCTTCTCCTTTCAGGTCTGTCAACGCAGGTCTTAAAATCAACTCCCATACATCGGGCTTCATGTCTGCGTATTCATCCAAGACAAGAAACTTAAGACTTACACCGCGCATAGTCTCAGGTCTGTCCGCACCTTTCAAGCTTATAGTTGTGCCATTGATTAACTTAACCTGCATGTTATTAACATGAGAGGACTCGATGACGGGTTGGCCTATCTCCAAGAGGAGATTCCACATAATGTCCCTAGCCTGACCCTGAGTAGGGGCGACATAGAAGACTTGGCCTCTTTCAGACTTCAGAGCGTTGACAATTAAAAGATAGGCCGCCAAACGTGACTTACCCGTTCGGCGACCCGCAGCAACCACTTTGAAACGAGAGGGGTCGTTCCAAACCTTTTTCTGCCACTCTAGGAGACTGATGTTTAGATTCATCTACTTCTCGATGTCTTCTTTGCTATAGCCTTGGGCTGTTTGGAAAACTGCTTACCCTTGGCTGTGTCTTGGCGTTTCTTCCGCGAGGTAGCGGCATATTCCTTTGAGGACAGGGATTCCCTTGCCTTCTTAGGAAGATACCTTTCTCCCGTGGCCTTCTTGCCTTGAGTAGATGGCTTGCCTGACTTCGTACCCCAATCCTCTTTAGTCCACTTGGATAAAGACTTTTGAGATTTGGTCTTACCACCTGAGTAGCCGCCACCCTTCTCCTTGTACTCTTGAGCTACAAGCTGAGCTTTACGGGCTGACCACTGACCTGCCTTACCGCCTTTAGACCCTGCCATTACGCGCTTCTTAATACTCTCGCGCAATCCGGGTTTCGTGTAGGCCATTACTTGCGCTTCTTAGCCATCTTGGGCTTAGTGCCTGATTTTGCTGCGGCCTTCTTGGCTGCGGCCTTTCCGGCTGTTGTATAAGCGTACTTCTTACCATTAACCATTGGCATAGTATTCTCCAAATCTAATCATGTAGGTTATCTCTACGGCACGTTGACCAACCTGAGTCGCCCACAGAGAATCCAAGAATTCATCGGCAGCTTCCTCGAAGTCGTCAGTCTCCATAGCCTTAAGAGCTAGTTTGAACTTCCTCAGTCTAGTAATACCAAGATTGAAGCATAATGATACCATGGCATCCTTACGCACTTGATCTAGGTACTTGTACCACCTAAAGGCGTTATCAAGCTCTTCCTCACACCTTCTGATGTCGTTCTTGAGCATATAGTATATCTCATCGTGGGATAACCCCATGTCCTCAAGGTTTCTCCCCACGCCTATGCTTAAAACGCCAACAGAGTCCTCGTAGGGTTTAGTCCTAAGACCTTCGTGCTTAACCAGTAGATCAATCAGGTTCATGGTCTATAACCTCTCCATCTATGACAGGAGCTTCTCCTACCCCAGAGATAGTAATGTTTACCGTAGGCTTGCCGCCCATCTTGTCCTTGTCAAACGCACTGACAGGTAATACGCGATCTATGATCAGCTTCCATGCCGCAGCTTGGTTCTTGTGGTCGTCATCCATTGCCGCCTTGTAAATGGAGTTGATTACCGCAGGGGTGTCTCTTCTAGCTAAGAACCTTTGCTTCATCTCCTGCATTGCCGAGTGGTCGCCCTTGGGTCTACCCCTGCCTCTCTTGGGTGGGATTAACTCATCCTTGCGGGGTCTGCCTACTTTGCGTTTAGGCTTGTCTGTGTTGTCTTTCATAACAGGTTCGTATCTATTATCCAAGATTAATTAAGCGCATTGAAACATGAGTTTTAATTATTGTCTAATTTTTGTACAACGCTAGATACTACGGGGGATAGAGTTAATGTGGATTCTCGCTTTTTTTTAAAATTACCTGCTGCAAATTTGGGGGGCAACTATAAT